ACCTGTTATTTGAGCGTCGACATAGGCCTTATTTGTTAGATCGTTAGGGTTAACGGGAGCCACGGGTTGAGAGATAGCACCCGACATTGTACCACCTACGAGTGGTAAAAACGAACCAGAAAGAGAGGATGTATTTACATCCAAAACAGTACCCGTAATGAATAAATTTGACCCCAACGTTAAATCTGTTGCTGTGGTTGATATCGAGCTTGAACCTTTGAGTTGAGACGTACCATTTAAGTTGGCTAGTTTAGCGTTTGTGATAGCCAAATCTGAGATAATGGGTGATGATGAGCTAGTTCCAACACCTCCCAAATCTCCAGCTAGTTGAACCTTACCTTTGATCAAAGTTGTCGCATCTGGTGTACTTGAACCTGTTATTTGAGCGTCGACATAAACTTTATTAGCGAGTGCGTTACCTGTAGAAGGAGCCAGAGGTTGAAAAAGTTCACCGCTCATGGTATCTCCCGCCTTTAGTACATAGCGGGCATCTGTGGATGCTACATTGTTGATAATTTCTTGCCAGTTTACACCATCTGAAATATATGTTCGACCATTATTTAAAGGTGTTGGATCACCACTTACAACATAAATGTCTCCATTTGGACCGGGAGTAACTGGTCTGGATACTATTGTACCGGTGGTAACATTTCCAAACAATAAGGTTACATTTCCACCACTAGTTGGAACGGGAGATACACCATTAACAGAACCCACAAACTGACCACTTATATCAGTTGTTGGAACACTGGCCGATCCTGTAATTGGAGAGGTTCCATTACCCTTTAAATAACCAGTTAAAGATGAGGTTCCAGTCCCACCATTAGATACTGGTACGACTGGTAAGGTGTAGGAATCAACACTTATATTCGTATTTAACATGGTTAATCCTGGCCCTAGAGAGATGTCTGTTGTGTTAGAAGATAGAGAAGAAGAACCCTTAAGTTGACTTGTACTGTTCAGATTTGCTAGTTTAGCGTTGGTGATAGCCAAATCTGAGATAATGGGTGATGATGAGCTAGTTCCAACACCTCCTAAATCTCCAGCTAGTTGAACCTTACCTTTGACCAAAGTTGTCGCATCTGGTGTACTTGAACCTGTTATTTGAGCGTCAACGTATGCTTTATTTGCTAGGTCGCAAGGACCTACGGGTGGTTGGCATTGAACAACCTTAGATGGTGGTTGTATAGTCAGATCACCCGTTAAAGTTCCACCTGTTAAAGGTAAACCGCCACCACCCCCCCCTGTAGCAATTAGTTGAGCCACAGGATCGTATAATTTAAATCGACTCATTTATTATTTCCTTTTTTACATTTATTTCCATTAGTGGGTTTTTAATTTTTCACAAAGCCGCTCGGTGTCGGACACGATAGAAGAAGAATGGTATGGTAATGGATATAAAATGGAAAACTATTACAACGACGAAAGATAAGTACTCTTTTGAGACCTATTGTCCCACATCCAAACACAAACTACTTGACTCAGATGACTCAGCTAAAAGAAGATGGAACCGTAGATAACGTCACCATTCAATCCGAGAGTAAAGAAGACTTTGAAGATAGTTTGAAAAGGTATATTTTAACTTTAAACCCAGATATGACTTATATTTCTAGAAAAAAGGTTTTCGACGAAGTTCAAAAATCCTAAACAAAACATTTTCACTGTGGATTTTTAATGGTTTAATAGACCTTAAAATACGAAATAGTGGATTAATCCACTATTTCAATTTAATGGTTTAAAAGACCATTAAATTGAAATTTAACCAATTGGGATAGGGTAGTATATGCGTTTTTTATAAAATTTTTAAACATTTAAATTTAATGGTTCAATAAACTATTAAATTTTAACCTATTTCAAAGCCTTTTCAACATATTTTTGGTAGCGTTCGGGTTCGTTTACCTTTAGTTCGTTCCACCTCTTGCCACACTCTGCTGTGACTTTCTTGGTGGATAAGCTTGGGAATTCTTTCTTAACTAATGGTCGTTCATCTTCACAAAACATAAAGTAAGAAGATAACTTACTTGGGGTCTTGTTTCTCCTTTTTTCCAACTCTTTCATATCAAGGTATCTTTCCTTGTCTTCGGCCGCCTGTTCGTAGTACTTGCTTTTCTGTTTTGTGGTCAATTCTCTCCACTTACATCCCAAAAGAGACATGATTTGATGTGGTTTACAATCAGGATTATCCAATACAATTTTTTGTCTCATATCTTGACAGAAAAACATGTAAGCCGACTTGTTGCGCTTGGGTCCTGGCGTTAAATTCTTGCTCTTTATACCAAAGACCTCGGAAGCAATCTTACGTTGAAAGTCTGGCGACTCCCACTGTTTTCTGACTTCTACAACAGATACTTCTTCAGAGTTTTCTTTGATAGATAAAAGGCCGTCCAAGACTAGTATATTTAGATTTTGAAGTAAAATTTTTTTACTCTTAGCTGCCATCTTACACAGATTATTTATTATAATAGCTTTGGATACCGAATTGAATGTTACTTTAAACTGGAATTGGATAAAGTGTGACTTGGTGTCACAGACAACTTAAAGAATCGTCCATTGTTCACGGACGATTCTTTATAATTTTTAATGCTTGTAGTAAGCAAATCTTGTTAGTATTTTCAGCTTTAAGGTCAATAGTTTCCATTATATCTTTATTTTGAAGAAATTTCATTTTTGTGCAAGGTCAAAACTATCTTCATTAAAAGAATTTAATGGATACCGCGACTTTTTAAAGTGACACCTGAAATCATTTTTTCTTGGTTTAATTTAACCATAGTCCCACCACTGGTTGCTGAAAGATAAGAATGGTTTCGAGCTGGACGATTGTTGGTTAAAGCTACGGTTTGGCCTCCCAATTCGTAAACATTAGTATTTGGTTTAATGTTCAAATTAGAAGTTGTTTGAGCCTGGTAGTTCGGAACATTCTTTGACAACTCAATGGAGGTATTCAAGTACTTTTGTTGGCTGATTCTTTTTTGGTTAATGTGATCCACGTTTGATGTTAAAAGAGAATTATCTAATGTTGGAATGTTATGGTCTCCACCATCCTTTAATTTTTTAACATTTGAAGTAGCATTGATCGATAGGCTACGACCATTCAAGTATAAATTAATGTTACTTGGTGGTTCCTGAGGACCTTCTTTTTTAAACGACCTTTGTGATTGAGCCGACACCTTCATCGGATTACGATGAATTTGCTTAAAATACTCCACGGTGTCGGGGGTAATTCTTTTGGTTTGGTCCACCCTACACCTTTTACTTGTTACGCTTGTACACGTTCTTGGTAGTCGTGACAACGGCAACAAATCTTCTTGACGCAAAATAGGTGGTCTGAAAGCACCATTGTCCATAATTCTATATGGTAGTTTGCAACCACCACCCGACGTAAACAGTCCATTCATAGTACTGCCAGAACTCCCACCGTCTATACCCATCAAACCGCTGCCCGTGTTACCATGATTAGAGTATTGGACTGTGACCATTGGATTGTTGCCTCTTGCGTACACATTAATCATTTCATTGATTCGACTGCCAGAGTCGTCATTCCAGTCCAAAAGATCGTTGTTTTCACCCACTTTAATAATACGACGTGTATGGATGCCTGATGGTGGATCTTTGACTATATCAAAGTTTCCGTTCCAAACTTCTACCGATGGTAGAGTCGCTTTACCATAACTTGTCAATGCTGAATAGGAAATCATTTATTATATCACTTTTAATGGTAACCACACCTAACGCTAAATTTCTAAATTTTCCAAGCGTTCCAAAAGATTTCGTGGTCTCTGGGAAGGATCTTTTTGAAGACAATCGTAGATAAGGTTCGAAAAGCTTTGGGGGAGCTTTTCTATATTTTTATTATTCAAGTTGTATTCAATGACGTCTTCCTCCTTTAAAAACGGAAACCTCATAAGAGTCAAAAAATGGAGCATTATACCAAAACACCAAACGGTGTGATCCCAAGCTTTATAAGAACCATTCTCAACGTATTCGTACGGGATATATTCAAGTGTTCCTTTGAAAGAGGTAAAATCAACCTTTGAATCGATTTGTTTGGCAACCCCAAAATCAATAATGGTTATTTCCTCCTCATCCAATAAAATGTTTTCTGGTTTCAAATCGTTATGGTGTATCCCAAGCTCGTGTATATCCTTAATTTTATGGCAGACTTTAATCATGTATTTTTTAATTTGGTTCAAGTAGGTTTGATAGAAGAAGTTTGTCTTGTATGCTTCGTATCGAACCAAATCCGTAATTTTTTTTTTATGGGAAGTTGTTACTTCTTCAAGTGATCTTCCACCATTGTCCATGATCAAGATATAATGGTCGTCATCGTCATAATATGCGTGTAATTTTAATCCTCCAAGTTTATCATATACTTTAACCATAAACTCAGCTTCCTTACTAATTCGTAAATTAGGGTCAATTATTAACCCTTTCATATTTTCGGTACTCAAATTTAGGCTTAGAGGTTCTTCCAACCTTCCTTCAACGAAATCCTTTTTTAAAGATCTTTTAAGTATTAACTCCTCTCCTGTTTTTTTATCAATTACAAGGTAGATAGTACCATAACCACCTTCGGTATAGTAGTCAGCGTAGTTGTAATCGTCGGAAAGACCGCAATCTAACCACAATCCTTCGCTAATATATTTCCTGACCGATTTCTCGGCAAATTCGTCTTTAAAAAGTGACATTACAATGTTTTTCTTCTGTGATTTATTAGAGAAAAAATTTCAGTTTTTTCTCTCCGAAATCCGAAAAAAATCGCGCTTATGGTTCCTAGAACCATTACTAGAATATTTTTACCTGGATTTACAGAAAATTGACTGTACTCTCTATAGATAATAAATTTATTAAACAGATAACCATTGATGGTAAAATGAACCCAACAGCCCAAAAATGTATCGACAGATTTGTCATACAGTCAAAGTTTAGAGAAAGGTACCCTGATAAAGCCAAGGCTATTCAAGGTATGACCGTACCCAGTTCTTACTGTGACTCGATTGAAGATTTGTTGGATTATGCCAACGAGAAAATTCAAAACCAAAAGTTAAAGCTTGAACAGGAGAAGAAAACGAGAGAGAGGATTGGTGCACCATGCAAGTTTGACAAGTATGGTAAATACAAGTATTAATTTCTTAGTTTATTTTTTAATGGAGTATAACTCCATTAAAAAAATTAATATTTAAAAGTGCAATCGGTCTTTATGGTTGAACCGAGCGTCTTGACAACTTCCCACACCTTTCGTTTGTTATGGTCAATTCTAAAGTTGGGGAACGTGTTTCTTAGATGGTTCTCGAATTGCCTTCGATGTACCACATTATTGTTTGGTTCAAAAGAGGTTAGCGAAGCCCTTAAATTGTCTATTATATCAGAATCAAATATAGTGGTTAGATCGACCTCTGGCTCGCCAAATCGTTTATATGAGACGTGTATACTTTCGAGGTTGATTGGATCTTGTTGAGAAGGAGTTAAATTCAAGGTGTCCTCTACCATTTGATTTCGGTTCAAGTTGACAAACCATAGAAACTCTTCGTTCTGGTCGATAATGGCGTCTAGACACCTTACCAACCAATCGAAATTAATGATAATCCAGTTTTAATGACTAAAAGCATCATTAAAAATTAATTTTTTAATTTAAATTTTACAATTTCCCCACCATGCTTACAATAAACCTTTGAACGCTTTTCAAAGTGTTTCTTTAAAGTAGGGTGCGAATCAACCAAATCAAATATAATCGGTTCAACATCTTTCCTCCTCATAACACGTCCTATAAATTGTATGTAGTAACTAACCATATCCGCCGCGGCCAATAGAGTATCTAGTCGTGGATGGTCAAAACCAGTACCGATTTTTGAATTTGTTCCAATAAGGATACGAGCGTCCTTATCAAACACTTGTTGTTTCCCAAGGAGAGAAGTCACCCTCTCCCCCAGCTTTTCTAACGAATCTAGTAAGTGTTGACCATGTTCTACTCTTTTAACTAAAATAAGGAAAACTCTATCCTTAAATTCTCTGACAATATTTATGATGAGTTGATTCCTTGTTTCGTCTCGTGCTTGTTCGTCCAGAATAATGTTCCAATCCACCTTTTGTTTGTAGTTTGGACCCGTTTTCAAATATTTATTTTCGTTTGGAGAGAAGCCTGTTTTTACAGCATAAACGGTATGTTTTTTGTTTAAGGTATATTGTACCATTTCTTTACCAAAAAACAATTTAAAAAAGACATTGTACCCATCGTCTCTATATGGTGTTGCGGTTATGCCTAAAAGATACCTAGGTGTTAGGCACAATAGATTTTTAGAAAGTTTTTCAGTCATTTGTAGGTGAGCTTCGTCCACAACAACGAAACCGTAAATTTTTAAAAATTGTGGGGCCAGTTTATGGATGTTGCAAGCATTAACGATACAAAAATCTGGAGTGTTAAGAGTATCCATATTTTTAATTTTTCCCGGTTCAATTACCATCACACTTGCTTTCGGTATAAATTTTCTAATTTCCGACTCCCACTGTGAAAGCAGTGGTTTTTTAGGTACTACGATAAAAGTTTTCAGTTTGATTTTACTAGCCATATTTATGGCTGTGACAGTCTTTCCAAAACCCGTATAACACGACAACATTACACTTTTATGTTTTTGTAGCAAACCGAGTGCTTCATTTCGACATTTTCTCTGTTCTCCTCTCAAACTACCTTCGAAACTATGAGTTATATTACCAAGCGTGTTACGGCTTGGTCGAACCGTTGCTATATTTTTTTTTAAAGCTAGTTTAATACCATCTTCTTCTTTCGTGTCCGGCACCGAGCGGCTTTGTGAAAAATTAATACCATAATTAAACGGTATACTACACGGCCTGTTTGGACCATTTTCTAAATACAAATATACATTCTTATTGTTATTTGGAGCATTACCAAAAAATTTTCCACCAATCTCAATTTTAATGGTTAAATCCTTTTTAAGTTTTGCCAAAACAGCATCATCTGTGGGGACTACAAGCGCCATTTTTATTAGTTTATTAATTAATATTTTTTTTATGGATAAAATCATTTTAAAAAAATTCAAGAAGGGTAAAATGTGGACAACGTCTCCCACAACGCAGAAAATTGATTTTAACCTGAAAAAATAATGGTTAAATAAACTTGTACGATGAGTTTACTAAACGATTTTCTTAAATCTCTAACTATGCCTGTTGGCGATCTCGCCAAATGGCTCTACGAAGAACATCAGGTGCCAGTAAACGATACCATTGCAAAGTGGAACTCTCTTACTGGTATGAAAATAACCATAGAAGAAGACGTCGTTAATTGTGAAGAAGTGGCCGATCAAACCATTGCTATTAAAAACAAGAATCAAAACGTCAATAACATACAATTGGACCCTAAGTTGTGTCAACACCTCTTTATTGCCGGAAAACGTCGTAATCAACAGTGTACAACAAAGCCCAAGGGAGGAAACGACCGATGTAGCGCTCACAAAGCCAAACCAAAGGCAAAAACGTCTCCAATAACGAGTCCAAAAGTCGCTCCGAAAAAGAAAAAGACGTATGATTCAAGCGAAGAAGAGGAAGATGTCGAAAGTGAAGCAGAAGTTGAAAAGAAGGACGCCCCGGAATCCGACGACGAGGAAGAAGTCCCAGTCAAAAAGTCACCACAAAAGTCTGTTTTCGACACTGACAGTGAAGAGGAAAAAGAATCTAAGGTAAAAAAGAGAAAGGCCATAAAAAAATCTTCACCAAAAAAGAAGGTTCAAGCCCATTACGCCTCAGCTAGCGAAAGTGAAATATCTCAAAGTGACTAGAACCATTAATTCCAAATCCCTATCCCAAATCCATTTTTTAAACTCCTAGGAGTTTAAAAAATGAAAAATTTTTTAAAAAATAAAGGAATAATGGAAAATATATTTTTCACAAAGCCGCTCGGTGCCGGACACGATAGAAGAAGAAGATGGAAAATATAACATGTATTAAAGGTTGTTGTAATCTAAAAATTTGTAAAAAAAATCAATCCGCAGATTCTGCTACTCAACACCCTTTCGAAAAAAGAAAAGCAGGCATATTTGTCTGGCACCAAGGTAAGATTCTTGTAACCCAGTCTCATAACAGTTGTTGGGGTATACCGAAAGGTTCCATGGAACCTTACGATGATAATCCAAAGAGTTGTGCGGAGCGTGAACTGTTTGAAGAAACAGGGTTAAATGTAACCTTAAAAGATTCCGAATTGTTTAAAATTTTATTGGGCAACTGCTACGTGTACAAAATTTCAATTGATAATATGGATAAAGTTAACCTTGAAAACTTGCCAAATTTAGATTCGACTGGTTTAGGTTGGATCTATCCAGGGTGTGCGTACGATCTAAACTTAAATTTTTTGACTAGAAAATTACTTCTATATTAATTTTTAATGCTTGTGTAAAGCATTAAAAATTTTTTTACAATTTAACTATACGTCGAGCCATTAAAAAACATAAAATTAACAGTCCGATAATGGCTAAAATGTACAATGTTTTATCGGTGTCATATAGACGACTGCAGATAGGACACGTGTCAATATGTTGAGCGATACTAATACAGTTTAATGGCGGTGGTTGAACATTATTAACGACACCCAACGAATGGTGTGGATGAGGGTGATGGTATTCGTGGTGATGAGAATGTGGTGCAAACCCACCAGAGTTCAAAATATTTGTTTTAGATTCCAATTTTCTAATCGGTAGGTTTTCTGGTCCCATTGAACCACCATTAGATCTTGGAAATATTGGAGTAACCACAGGACTCATATTTATTATAACCGTTTTTTGACCCTTTCGAACACGTATCAATTTTGTTTTATGAAAAGGTTAAGAAGAACTTAAAATAAATTTTAATAATAATATTATTATTAAAATTTTAAAGGTGACAAATACTTTAATTTCAACGAATTTTACAAGTACTACACTTTTTGACATATACAAAGTAAACTGTGAGCAAAACAGAGACCACGGTAAAAATTATTGCCCATTGTTTAATTTTGGCTTGTTTTTCTGCACCGATTGCTGTACCGGCGCCGGCAAATGCCAGTGGAATAGTGAGACATGCCCCACAAAAGTTCTCCTTGACTACCATTGTTTTATTTACTGTTGTTTTTATGTCATTTGTCTGATTGTAATTCTCGATGTTGGTTGCTACGGATGAAGATGGACCTATACATATAATCAAATATGAAATGCGTGTATTAAGGTCAATAGCGTACCATTCTTGGACACAGCTGGAAAGTTACCACTACTTGTGTTTTCTACGAAAGCGAAAGATGAACCATTAAAATATGATATTTGACTGTTTAAAGTGTTAGTCGGTGTCATACTCATACTGGCACCGTAAATAATATATTATTTACGGTGCCAGTTGTGTCTGTTCCTTTTAAGGTAGAATTTGCACCAGCTGCTAACTTTATATCTGTTATCTTTTTAACCACAGCAACACCAGAATTTATTCCTATATCGGCCAAATCCCCAATCGTAGTGTCAAATTCAATCACTCCATACTGAGATGTTCCAGAAGAAAGACATAAAAAAGCATAAAAAATTTATTTAAAAGCTTTATTTTTTTCAAGGCAATCGTAACCACAAAAATATACTTGTTTGTTTCTAAAGACAGATGTGATCTTATCGGACCCAAGTTCTTTTTTGCATTCTAAACACCTGTTTTCACCACCCCCATCGACCCTAGAAATCCTCTTTTTCATCTCTTGTTGTGGTGCAATTGAACTTTTAAATCTTTCGATAAAATCAGGGTTCTCTGTCTCTATTAAACTGTTTTCTAGAAAACTTAATTCTTTTTCGATTAAATTTTCCAATTTCGTGGTCAAATCAACGTGTTCTTCTTCTTCTATTTTTTTTACTAGAGGTTTGCTCGCATACCTAGTTAAGAATGACTGTATAAATCTGTCTGAGAAGGGTTGTCTAGTGTAGGGATTGATTGGAACATCCTCTTTTCGAAACAAATCATAGAGCTTGTACACGTTAAAACAATACACTTCGTCGAGGTCGGTATAGAACACAATGTCCTCGTCGTTTTCATCCTCAATTTGATCCCTATTTTTACATATACTTTTTAAATCGGGTAACTCTATCTGCATGGTTGGTTTGTTCCATAAAATTGGTCTGGTCGGTTTTCTAAGCATAGACGAACCTATGTGAATATTTTCAAAGAAATTCTTGGTAAAGTGTAACCTTTCTTCTTCCAACTTTTCCAGTACAAAGTTTCGAGTGTTTTCAGGCACATTTTTAACCATAAATATTTCCGGTAATTTATCAGCGTCGGTTAAGAAGGGTAGTGTACCAGGTAAATAAATTTGTTCTCTAAGTCGTTTTATAAAGACCGAACTAGTTATAAAACTTATATTGATTTTTAAAAAAATTATAATGTTTGCGAGTAACCTAACGAATGATTCTCCTGTATTTGAATTTTTATAGATTGTTCTAACCACGTTTTCAATAAATTCGCTATTACCCGATCTATATGCTATAGGTACGTTTCCGCCTATAGCGTCTTGTAAAGCTTTTGAAAGGTCAAATTTAGCCAATAAAACCATATCTTCGTTTGGTTTGTTCCTCATAAGCTCTTTGATGTGTTCATTTTTGTTTTGGTTCCATACACGAACATAGTCAATTTCAGCCTTTAACATGTCTTCATTTTGCAATACAATACCTCGGGTATTCGTGTCCACAGCAACCATTAATTTGTGGGTTTCTCCATTTTTAATTATGGTCAATTCGTGACCTTTTTGAACTTTATTCGAGTGACACTGAATAGAGTAGTACTTTTGCTTTGGTTGGTAAAATTTCTTACCGTCGTATTCAATGTATTCGTTGTAGTCGATCACATCTTCAAATTCACCTTCTAATGGATGAATATAGATATGGTTTACGATATCCTTAACCCAAGGTATTTTTTTATATAAAAATTCACAATCTTTTTTGGTCAAATCAGCCATAGTTTCAAAGAAAATTTTATCCGCAATAGGTTTAGGTTCTGGTACTTTTGGTCTTGGTACCGGAGAATCTTTGATTACAGCAACTTTACCGCATCGTTTCTCTGGTACCGGTTCGATAACTTGAACCAGTCTGGGATCTTCCCTCTTCTCCTCGATTCTTTGGCGTACCTTCTGAAGTCTGTCTTCTTCGTCTTCTTCATCTTCACTGCTGCTACTGCTACTGCTGCTACTACTCTCTTCTTCACTACTAGTCATCTCTCCAAATAAATCGACTTTTGATGGTAATGGTTTAGACTCATCATCTAAAGATGGTAACGGTCTCTTCTTATAATAATTTTTATAAAAAATATCTATGGGAAAGTTTTGGTTCAGAAAACCTTCCATAAAGTTTGAAAAGTCGTCTATAGATATTTTTTTGGAGGTTACTTCATCCATTATATTTTTAATCAAATTTGTATTTGGTTCATTGTCTGAATCCTCCATATAGTTGGTTAATTCGGTTGTAACATTGGTCGTGGTCAGATTGTCCAAATTCAAAAGTTTGTTAAAATAGTTTTTTAAAAGGTTGGTATCATCCTTATCGACATGTTCCAATAACCTTTTTTTATAGTCCTCTTCTAAGGACTGTCTTAACTTTGAAAGTTTAGTATTTTTCGAAGGCTCAGATTCTATTTCATCTAAAGCTTCGCTTAGCTCTTGCATTTGTAACATTTATTTATTGGATTTTTTATATGTAGTTGGGTTTACAACTAGGCCGGCCTATAGGGCTGACATAGAGTTGGGGAGCATTAACAGGCGGGATGGTGGGTTTCCCCTTCGTAATGTAGTTGGGTTTAGTATAAGATCGACAGAAAAGAGTGCGTTTCAACCAGGTTGCAGAAATATGATTTTATCCTGATTTTTAACCATAAAATTATATATTGTACTAGTGACAATGCCTAACCAAAAAATTGAACTATTCTTTGCTGACGATTACCCAGAAGAAAGAGCTGAACAAATTAAAAGCTGTTTAGCCTTCTTTGACGACCATAACCTAGGAGAGCAAGAAGAGAAAAGAATAAAGGAAGTTCTTACATTGGAAAATAAAAAATCCGCGATAAAAGTAGTTGTTTATAATCAAGCGGATTTGGATGGATACGAACGACCTTATAAAACGTTGACAATTGGTAGCGATAATTATTATTTCTTATGTAGTGGTTGGGAAGACGTCTTCTCTTATGATAAATTTGAAACATCCTTTTATGATCGTATAGACACCATTAAAATACACGATATTCAAAAACTTATATTTTTTTCTTTGGTTGAAGATTGCTTTAATAACCCCATAGAAGAATTAAAGAAATATTTTAAGATTAACTTCGACCAGAAACCAGGCAATAAGCTAACGTAAACTCCAAATTAACCTAAATAGATATTCAAAAACTTGTATTTTTTCTTTGGTTGAAGATTGCTTTAATAACCCCGAGAAGAATTAAAGAAATATTTTAAGATTAACTTCTACCTAAATAATTTTTAATGCTTTAAAAAAAGCATTAAAAATTCTTACTTTATACCAATTTTGCGACTTACAAAGCACCAATCATATCAAACTAAAGACGTGATTCCAGTCCAATAGAACAATTACGCTGTTGGTGGACGTTTGCAGAAAATTGAAATTTTACTCGAAAAAAAGATCTAAATAAACGCAACTATGACTCTTATTATGGAAATTATGAAAACTATCGCTCAACCTATCGGTGAGCTTACAATGTGGTTAGAAAAAACCTACAGCGTCCCTTCTTCCGAAACCATTGCAAAATGGCACTCCCTAACAGGTATGAATATTACAATCAAAGATACAAGTGCATCGTGCGAACCAGTCGATACAATGAATGTTCCCACCACCAAAGCAACCAAAACAACGAAAAAAAATATTCCGAAAACCAAGGACTTGTGTCAGCATATTTTTGTAGTGGGTGCTAAAACTGGTGAACAATGTACCACAAAACCTAAGGGTGGGGCTACTCATTGTAGCGCTCATAAACCTAAGAACAGCGTCGTAAAGGATAAAACAGCCAAAAAAGAAAGGGTTAAATCAGCGGAGAAAATCGACTCTGATTTTGATGCTGATACCGAAGAAGAAAAGGAGGAAGTTAAACCTAAAAAAAATAAACCTGAAAAACCGAAAAAGGTTGAAAAGAAGCCTAAAAAGGCGGTTGTTGATTCAGACTTTGGTCCTTCTGATGACGAAGAAGGTAATGGTCCGGTAAAGCCTTTATTGAAAAAAAAAAGTAACCCTCAACCTAAAAAAGCATACAATACCGACGATGAAATTCTTGATGAAGATCTTGACCTTAACGATCTTTAATATATATGTTTATCATTTTTTAAAGCTTTTTAAAGCTTTAAAAAATTTTAAATTTTTAATAATAAATGAACCAGCTCAAAGGTGTACTGCATACTTCGCAGTTTAACTCTTTCGTCGGTGAAAGGGTTACTATCAATTCTGACGGTGTTAGAACAAAAAAGGTGGATTTTAACCTGACCCCAGTAATATATTACATCGAAAGAGAAGATCGAAAGGGACCATGGGAAACTTCAGCGTTAGATAGGGAACGATTCAACCAAAGAATCAAAAAAATTGAGATTGAAATAGGATGGTGCTTCGAACCATCACATAGACAAAAAATTTCTAATTTTCAAAAAGTGGATTCTGAAAATGGTAAAAACAGACCTGAATATTAGGAACAAAAGACCAAATCCACTTTTTAAAAAAGTTGGGCAAGGGTACTACCCACGGAAAAGTTTCAAATTTTAATTTAATGGTTATTTAGACCATTAAATTAAAATAGTGGATTAATCCACTATTCTCTTTTATAAAGTTATATAAACCATAACTTTTTTCTATTTTTAAAAAATTCATTGTTATGGCAATGTCTGATGCACCATAAAATGTTTCAAATGCAAAAATTATTGTTAACCATTTTTTAATGCTCATTTTTTAATGCTTAATGTAAGCATTAAAAATTAATTTAATGTTTTATGGTCATTAATTCCATTTTTAACTGTAATATTTCTATTTCTTTGTTTTTAAGGTCTGTTTGATGCTTTGATTCGTTTAATTCAATTTTCCCGTTTAATAATTCCACGGCGTGTTGTAGTTTTTCCATTTCCGATGTATGTATTAAATTTAAGGTTTCAAGTTTCCTCTCCAATTCTATATTAGTTTTTGTGATGTCTGTTAGGCATCCTCCATACTCCTTCGATAAATCTACGTATTTATCGCTCAAAAGTTTCAATTGTTGGTTTGATAGGACCACTATTTCGTTTGTGGTTTGACCATCTGGTCCTTTAACCTTTAAAAATTGACACTCTAAATCATCTGAAAGATAGTTTTTAAGGTCAAGTTCTACTTTAGATGTATATTGTGGGTCGATGTAAGCATATTTACTTAGTTTTATTTCTAATGGTGACCAAGACCTGCGGTGCTCACCGGTTCTTCTACACAAATCTATGCTTCTTCCATACTTGTAAACCTTATCTGAATTTTTAAAGTTCTTTGAACCTAGGGCTTCTTTGAAAATTTCGTTTTCTCTAAGGTCGTTAACACCACCCAAACAAAACAAATATATACAATGAGTAGAGGTTACATTGCACTTTAAAACATTTTTAACAGATTCAGGGTCTGCTCCACCTTTGATTTGCTTGGAGAGTTGCTCTCGTTGTTCTTGAGTGCCTAGATGAGCCGTGTATATCACTTTCGTAGCCCATTTTCTAAACCTTTCGACAATTGGGTTACCTCGAGAGGTATAGATGACCTTTAATAGACCTTCATATGTTAGAAAGGTTACTCTACCGCTATTACTGTTGTTTGATGCATTCTCATCATTGATTAGAATTGATGGAACAGAAAATATTTTATAATGTAAAGGTGTGGAATAACCTCTTTCTTTATTAAATAAAGTAACCTTGTTAAGGTTCTTCATATCAAATACTTTGGAAATATCTTTAGCCTTAAAAAACACCCTATCTTCGCTTCTTTCTCCTCTCGTTTCAACGTTGTATAGATTGCCTCCATCGTCCATAAATTTTTCAGAATCTTCAAGTTCTATTAAGGGTGGTAAAGGATCATATTTATATACACGGTTTGAATTTAGAGAAGGTAGGTTGGATTTAGACCACTCTTCAGAAAGAAACAGTTTGGCTTTTAAAACCTTCGAAGTAACCACAAGCGGATTATCTTCTAGTTTCATTGCGTACAAGTGATCTTGGTGGGATACACCATATTTCTTGATTACACCTCGAATACTTGGTCCGCAACCTTTGAAAAAAAGTGGATCAAAAGATTTTAGTTCGTCGGCCGAATAATATAGTTTGTTATTGATAGTATATGTATTTGGAGGTACACTTGGCATATTTATTAACTAAAAAATTTTGTTGAAAAATAAAAAGTATAAATTTCGAATTAGCAACATAGTATTAATTGATGTAACCAAGCTGTTTTAATTTTAGATGCAAAAACGGTCCTATATCGCTTAATTTTATGGTGTATGGAACCTCTATTAAATTTATACCGTTTTCTTGGCACATTCGTCTTTTAAGCTCGTCTCGATATTTTTGGTTGGTAGAAGCTTCAACATTTTTATGAAAGAAGGATGTAAATTTATAATGTTGTTGACCATTATATTCTACTCCTAATTTTAAAGCTTTGTTGAAGCAGTCAATTTCTAAATTGTTTCCCGTAACTGGATTTTTTAAAAAGTCGGGTCTAGCCTTTGGAAACGGAGACTGAAATATGGTTTCAAGAAACCTTCTACATTCGATTTCCCCACTAGATTCAGATTTGTTTTCAAGAGGTCTTGTTTGACCTTTAAACATATAAATATTATTCAAGTTTAAATTTTTGGTCCATCTACCCTTTTGTCTGGTTAACTTTCGATGTATCAAAACCAACACCAGTAAACCGATACAACCAAATAGTAAGGCATACAAGTACCACATATCATCGGTACTTTGGAACCACTTTCCAAATATTGAAGAGGGTTTAATTTTACCCTTTCTTTTAGATATGGAATCTTCTAGGTTTTTTCCACCATTAATGTGTCTAGTTTCTCGAAACACGTATTTTTTGCTGGTACTCATCTTTATTATATCCCTTTCGGTCCATAGGACCGAAAGGTAAACACCTTTACAAGTATCTCATATCGAGCATCAAGCGGGTATTAGAGTCGAATATGGTACAATTTGTCCTAAAATGCAGAAAATTGATTAAAATTAAAATAAAAATAGTTAAAATAATAAATAATACAATGGCTTCTAAACTATCAATGTTGAGAGGAGGAGAAGAGAGAGATAACTATACCAAACACTACGATTCTGATAGTGATTACGAAGAAGAATTTTACGACAACTACGAACCATACGAAGAGGACTTTGACGACACCAATGGAGAGGACTACCAACCTCCAGAAAAGGAGGAAGAATACAGGCCAATCACCAAACAAAGGGTTCCAAAAATTAAACCTTTTTTTTCTTGGATGAATAGCCCCACAAAAAGTACCGAAACATCGCCAACTCTTGCAAAACCAAAAACATGGTGGGATAAAACCAACACCGTTGGCGACACTAATCGGTTGGTAAACGGGGTTTTAAATTATGCTGCCTTACTACCACCACCACAGAAAAAGGAAGTAGTTGAGGTTAAACAACAACCTAAATCCAAAAAACAAAAGAAAACAAAATCAGCTCAACCACAACCTAAACCAACTGTTCTGTCTGAAAAGGTTAAACAACAACCACAAGATGGTGTACCATCTAAACCAACCCGTTTCTGTTTGTCTGTACTTAAAAAGGCTAAATGCTTCCATGGAAAACAATGTCGCTTCGCTCATGACTATTCCGACCTTAAAGAATGCAACTTTGGAGAAAAATGTAAAAAAATTAAAGTGGTAAAAGTAAACCCCGATGGTACCTTGGAAATTGAAAATAAAAACGATGCTGGATGTAACTTTAAACATGCCAAGGAATCAAAGAACTCTTATTTAAAGAGAGTTCCACAACAACATACATCTCCTAAAAAATAATGGTTTCAACAACCTTTATCCCTTCCCATTTTTCCTTTTATACCCAAAAGGGTATCAAAGGAACAAGGTTAACTTTAATATAAAGTTAAAATAAGCATTAGTATACTATTTTATATTTAAATTGTCCATCGTCTATTTCAACCTTAGAACTGGTCCAACCTGTAAATATTTTGATTTGATTCCATAGATCTTTTTTATTACCATGAGTCGTGTTTGATAGTCGACTCATTAGATCTTTTCTCTGTACAACAACTGGTTCATCTGTATTACGATCACGTTGTTCCTTTAATGTAAGTAAAATATCATCAAAAGCATCTCTTATAGATTCGCTTTCTTCCTCCTCAAGATCTATAGTTTCTGTGTGGTCACCAATATGATATGTTAATTTTTTAATATCTAGAGGAACAGGTTCGGGATCCTCTTCATCTAAGCTTTCATCTAACCTTGTAGTAATAAAATTGTTTACAAAGTCAATACTTGCATCATAATTGTCTACAATAAAGTCAATTATAGCAATTAAATCAGATAATTTTATACCATGAATAAGTTCGTGCCTACCTGTATCATTAAATTTCTCTTTGTATTTAAACATATGTAACATTTTTTGAATATGGTTATCAAGATCCTTAGCGTTATAACATTTTTTTATCCATACATAAAAATATGAATCTTTTTTAGGGTGGCCGGTAGTATAACCACATATACGTTTACTTATCCTGTCTGTTGACCCTGGTTTAAAAATTCGTTCTTTAGCGTATTTTTTAGTTGTGGCTATATAGATCCATTCTAATTTTCGTTCTTTTATGGTTGATCTTCTCATAAATTTGTTGATACGTTGTGCTTTCAATTCAGCCTTTCTTCTAGCCTCAAGTTCAACCATAGCTTGTTTTTCTGCTTGTTTAACTTTCTCTTCCACCTCTTTTATTTTACTATCTTTTATGGATAACCGAGCCACCGCGTCGGCAAGTTGAGATTCAACTTGATAAGAACCATACTTTCGAATACTTGGAAGTATAGTTTTACACACCAAACGTTTAAATTCCTTTGCAAAAGGTGCTTTTGAGGATAGAATCAAAGAATACAAGCCTGTTTCATTTAAATAAAGAAGTTGACCTTCTCTAAATGAAAAAATTTTATGGCCTATTTGAACCTCACCGTGGGGGGGGCAAATTGCCCCCCCCACGGTGAGGTTATTTTTATCCACAATTTCTGAAAAATTAGAACGGTCCTCTTCTTCGGTGAATTTTTTTATCGCATCTTTATAGTCTTTGTAACCTAAAATATCACATACATCTTTACCACAAAAATATGGATCGTTAATTGTTCCACCCAATTTAACTTTATGGTCTTTACCACCAATGTTAATAGTCATATATTCACGGCAATTATTTAAATCGATTAAAGCATTCATCTTTATTATATACAAAATGAAATTTAATGGTTAAAAAATATTCAATATAATAAAGATGAAGTTAACTTTGAAAAACTTTAGATGTTATACCAATCAGACCTTTGAGTTTGATGATGATGAAATAACGCTAATTAGTGGTCCAAGCGGCCGTGGAAAAACAACAATTTTAATCGCAATTCAGTTTGCTCTTTATGGAGCG